GTCCCCGTGCTGGTAATCAGCGCGTAGCCCTGCGCCGCACTGCCGCCGCCGACCGAAGGGGCGGAGAACGTCAGCGGAACCTGGCTGCTCGCGGTGTAGCCGGTACCGTTCGTCGCCAGGCTGAGATTAGCCTGCGAGACACCCGGATTCGTAGTACCTGCAGGATTGACAGCCCATGGAATGCTGATCGCCGTGCTGGTCAAAATCGTACCGGCACTCGGCCCCACAAACGGCGCCACGATATTCCAGCCCGCGGGCGCGCAGCCGGTGATAATCGCCGGCGCATTCGACCCCGTCCCAATTCCCATTGTGGTTGGGGTCGAGATCGTCAGCACCCCGGCCGACCAGACCGCTCCATTTATCGTCCAGGACGGCCCCCAATTGGTGATCTTGGTCGCCTGCACATTAACGGTAACGCTGCCGGTCCCGCTCGGCGCAGCGGTGCCGTAGGCAACTTGATACGTCAGCACATCCGGCGCCGTCGCGTAGCCGATCGTACCGGATTGCGTGCTGGTGATATTGACGTTGTAGGCGCTGGGCGAAAGACCGCTCACCGTGAACGCCGCGTTGGCGGGAGAATCGAGGCCATGCGCGGCGGCCAGCTGCAGCGTTACCGTCTTGCCGTCACCGCCCAGCGTGGCGCTGGTAATCGCAACACTTTGCGTCGGCACAGCGGTCTGCGGGACGTCCGAATAATTGGTCGAATACTCCGAGCGCAGATTCAGAATCGTGTTTTCGATACTCGGGCCGGCGCTCAGGCTCCCGAACCGGAAATCGAACAGCAGCTTATCATAGGAAGTGCAATCCCGCATGTTGAGCCGCTTGCAGAACTGGAAATCGACCGCCCCCTGCGCCAAGAAAGCCAGACAGTATTTTGCGCCCACCCAGAATTGATCGGCATTGAACGCTGTCGAATTACCTACATGCATGGCACCGGTGATCGACGCCGTCGCCACGTAGTAGCACCCGGTGCCGTGCATCATTGAGATATTTGGCGGGATCGGGATCTGCGCGCTCTGGTTCCAAATGCCGTCGTCGCCCCATCCGGCGCCGCCCTTGCCGCCGTTCAGCAGCGAGAGCGCATTCCAGAATCGCGTGATCGCGGCCGTCGCATCCCCGGTACCGGAAATCGGCATCCCAGCCATCTTGTAAGTGGGCAGCCCGGAATATTGCCGTATCCAACGGCCCGTCGACCCCGGATTGCTGCTGCACGGGAACACGAAAACATAATCGACAGTCAGCGTGCTGCTGGCCTGCCACTGCGCGAGGCCGCCGCCGCCATCGCCCTGCACATTATAGGCGGAAAACGCTGCCATCATCCCGTCGGCCAGGTTGGCAAATGGCAGCGCCTGCAGCGCCGCGACGGTGGCGATCCCGAAATTCGGCCCAAGCGTCTGGCCGCTCAAATTCCCGTTGCTATCCAGCAGCGGCGGGCCGCCGGCCGTATTCGGGGTCACAAACGCCAAAACACCCGCAACGGCCGTCGTAAGCAGCAGCCTCGCCGCCCCAGCGAACCCAGAAATGGTCGACTGCTTGCCGGCTAACGCTGTCGCGGTCGCACCTCCGTCGGCAACCTGCCCGGCAGCAGTGCCGAAACTCGCCGTGGCGGGCGCTTGCAGGCCCAGCGCGGTCGCGATCTGCGGCGCAGTTACAGCGCCCTGGTAGCCAGCCACGCTCGATACAGGATTAGCCTGCCCGTCGACCGAGTCCCACTTGGTGCCATCCCAGACAATCCAGTCACCGGCATTCCACGTCGAATTGCCGTCAATCGACGGCGTGCCCGACACCGAAACGATGTAGTATCCGCCGACAGGATTGGTTACGGTCGGGGCAATTCCGCTAGCGATGGTCGGCGTATTCGTCGCCGCGTTCCACGCGCCGAGGTAATGCGTGCCGCCCAGCAAATAGGCGGGTACTTGAGAGCTGCTCAAAACGCCGCCCGTCAGCGTCGCAACACTAACCCCCTTGGCCGTGAGCGGGATCGCGGCATTCGCCACGCTCCCGGTGGTCGCGATCTGCGAGCCAAGCGAAGTCAGGCTCGTGTTGATCGTCCCGATATCAGTAAACAGCGTGCCGACCTCGCTGGTCAACGTGGCGGACGTGCCGCTCAGCGTGATGAACTCTCCGCCCAACACCGTCAGGCTGGTGTTGATCGTCCCGATATCGCTCAACAGCGTGCCGACCTCGCTGGTCAACGTGGCGGACGTGCCGCTCAGCGTGATGAACTCGGCGTTCAGCGTCGATACCTCTCCGCCCAACACCGTCAGGCTCGTGTTGATCGTCCCGACGTCGGTAAGCAGTGTGCCAACCTCGCTCGTCAGCGTGGTGGATGTCCCGCTCAGCGTGATGAACTCGGCGCTCAATGTCGAAACTTCGGCGCCCAACGCCGTCAAGCTAGTATTGATAGTGCCGACATCGGAAAACAGCGTGCCGATCTCGGCGCTGATGGTGGTGAATTCCGCGGTGAGCGTGTCGAGCGTGCTGTTGAGGGTACCCTCAACACTCTCAGCCCGCGCCGTCTCAGCCAAAATCGCCTCGGCATTAACAGCATTGTCGGGGGCATCGCCCGCCATATAGGTTTTTAACGCCGGCAGCGTAAACGAAACGTTTTTAAGGCCAACCGGCTGCGTTGGATCGAAAGCCGGGACGACGAGATTATCGGTCGGCGTCACCTCCGTCAGGCCACTGATCGGTTGGTCTACCATCTTACTGCTCCATCAAAATATAGCCGTCGCCATCCTCAAGCCGGATCGCGCCGACGCCGTCCTCAAGCGCGATCGCAGCCTGTCCAGGCGGCGCCGTGAACTTCACCCAGGTCAGCACGCCATCCACGCTCTGCAGGCTCCAGGTTTGCGAAGGATCAGACGCCAGCGGGTACGGTGGCACGCCTGCCGGAAGTACCACGCTGTCGCTCGAGGTCACCGAAACGCTCGGCCCCAAATCCACTTGGGTTATTGAGATCGTCGCAGGCAGCGAAATCGTTCCCGTCATGGCGCTGTCACCGGATCATAGTCGGCCGGAGGCGCCGTAAGCTGTGTGATCGAATGGGTAACCTGGATGCCAAACGTCTCCGAAATCGACTGCGCGCCCCCCGGAATTTGGCTCAGCAGATCCATGCGCAGCAGCCCCTCGGGCCAGGCGCTGGTATCCTGGACATAAATCAGCGCCTGGCCGCCCGAAGCGTTGAGCGCGGGATTAATCGCCGCCAGCGCAGTAAAAGCCGAACTCGACGTCAGGATCGGCACAATCGCCGCAACCTCGTTGCCTTCCGCATCCCGCACCTGCGCCAGCATCGTCAGCCCGGCCAGCGGCGTCGGCGAATTCACGTACAATGCGAGCGTACCGCCGCGCTTGATGCTGATCGGCCGCCCCATTTATTCGTCGCTCCAGTGCCAAATCTCGCCGGCAAGATGCGTCGAAGGATCGGCGGCCCAGGTGCAATGGTCCCGGTTCATCCCGAACACATTGTTGCCGATCCAGGTGAGCACGGCACAAAAACGCCTGGCCGCAACGCTGCCGGCGGCACGCGCCCGCTCCGCTCGCGCGGAAACCGTCTCATCCGGGTCGCCCAGCAAAACGGTGTTCAACACGTGGTCCGCCAACACGAAACCGTTCGCCGTCAACTGCCGCGCGAAATTGCAGAAGCCGCAGCTCACGGGATCGTCGCCGTCGCCGGCGGCAACGTTGCGCCCGGAACGGCGATGACGCATTTGCGAATGCCGGCCACGAAAGCGCCAAGCACCGCCGCGAAGCTTTTGAACTGCGCGATGGTGAAAATATGCAACGCTCCGCCCGTGTCCGGCCACGCTACGGTCGAACCACCATCCGCAAATGTGCCGTTCAGGGCAATCGCGTTAAGTTCCGAATTCACGTAGGCAATCGTGTCCGCATCGGCGGCATAAGTGCCATCCAGCGCGCTGGTTGCCGTACTGGTCACGGCCAGACCACCCGCCCAAAGCGCATTTGCCTGCTCGGCCAAAGTCGGCGGCGGCGGTGCCGGCGGCGTATAGACCACCAAAGCGCTGCCGCCTTGCACCGCCCAGCTCCCCGTCAGCCGCGCCGCCCACTGCGCATCAGTCAGGGTGAGGAGGTTTTGCGCAGCCGGCAGACTCGCGTAAGTGTAGCGATCGGTGTCATACCACCCAAGAACCGGCGCCTGGCCTGAAATAGTGCTGTCAAACTGTGCTAATTTTGGCATTACGCTTACCGTCCGATCATTTGCCGAAGGAAAGATAACTCACCCCAAGGCTCGGCGCCGTGGGAGCGTTCGTTGTGATAAAAATCTGCGATTGGCTCAGCGGTTCCCCCGCTACGTTTCCCGTAGACGGCGGCGATGCGCCTCCCCAATTTGCGTGCGCAAATAGGTGCTCCGTTGCGTAGGCGAGCGGTAGTGTGACAGCGGTGCCGACCGGCCCGCCAGAACTTGACGTGACCGAGGCAAAGCCCCACTGCACCACAAATCCACCCGGAAATTCCGCGCAGCCATTGGTAGTCGCTGAGAAGAGAAATTGGCCAAGATTAACCGCTGCTTGAGCGACGGTTCCTGGAGCGATGTAATGCTCCACGTAAGCGGTATTGCCGTGATTAACCGAAGCGGTATAGCCATCGCTCTGCAGGAACAGCGGCGACGCGGCCACAAGTGACGAAACGCTGTCTGTCTCGATGCCGAGCGCGGCAAAAATCTCGCTTGAGTTTCCGTTAAGACCCGCCAGCAATAGTCTAAGCGAGGCCAAAACCTGCGTGGGGGTTCCCGTGGCATATCCAATCCCGGCGGCCGCCAGAATATTCAGCAGCTCCCCATATACGTCACGCAAAAAGGCAACGGTCACCTCCGTGCCCATCGGCACGCCGCCGGCCGGGTTAGCCGCCTGGAAATTCGGCGGCGTCTCGGAGGTGGTATAGAGGCCTCTTAAAATATCCATAAAATACTACCTCAAACGTAACTGAAAACGGGGTTGGTATGCGCCGGCGCGCGGCCCGCGATCGCCGGCTGCACAAGGCTCGGCGCGAATTCGCCGACATAAGCGCCCGCGAAAAACGGCGCGGTCAGTTTCTCCACCACCGCCGCCGGCATATGCACAACCCAGGTGAACTGGGTCGGGTTATTCGTGAGGAAATCATTCGCGAAAAACGGCGCGGTCAGCACGGTGTATTCCGTGATCGTGATCAGAACGCCGAAGCTCGCGGCGAACGCCACGAAATCCGCAGGCCTCACGCCCCATCTTTGCGTCCACCGGCTCAGCGCCAGCGCCTGCTGGTCGGACAAGGTCAGCGCCACGCTATCGCGGCCATAGGGGTCGGGCCCCAGCACGCGCTGATAATCCGGCAACAAATATTGCGCCTCGCCGGGGTTTGCCTCAGCCAGCATTGCGTCGGCCAAGCCTTCAAACCGGCTGATCTCGGCCGCCAACGGCTTCTGCCACTTGGCCCACTGCGAATCCCGGTCCTGCAGCAGCATCGCCTCGCCCGCCGGCGACAGGCTCAGCAGATAATCCAGCACGGTTTCCGGATCGCGGCTCATACGAAGCTCACCGTGCCAAGCGTATTCAGCGCGAAAAGATTCGGCGCCGCGACATCGGCCGTAGGCGCAATCCGCTCGTGGCTATATTCGCCATCGGAGCTGCTCACGGCATTGTCGAGCCGGGAGATGAATGTCGTCCCTCCCAGAGCCGCATCCTGAATAAAGCTCAACTCCAAAGCCGCCGCTGCAGCCGCGCGAATCGTCGGCGTATCCGGGTTCAAATGCAGCGTTACGTTCACCGGGTTCAGCGTGCCGCCATACACGGTCACATTCGCCGTCACCGGCCGTTGGCCGCCGGGCTGCCCGTAAACGCCGATATAAGCCTGGATGGCGCCCAGCTCCTCGGTCGTCGGCGCCACGAAGCCCGTCAGCGTGGCCGATGCCCCAGGGATGGCGGAGGGCGTATAAACGCCCATCATCACCACAACCGATACGACACCGGCGCCGCACGCCGCCGGCGGGCAAGCCGCCAGCGCCACGCCGGGGATCGCCTCCTTCGCCCATTTCACATAGTCGGTTTGGCTGCCACCGGCCGGCTCAAACCGAATCTCCGCCAATATCGCCGCGCGCCAATCGTCGATGCTCTGCAGATCCAGCCCACCGGAAATTCCGTTGCTATCCACGGTGCCGATCAGGCTGCTCAACCCGTCCACCGGGCTCGTCAATGTCAGCTCGGTGCCGCCTGCCAGGTTCCCCGCCACGCCGGCAACGCTCGCCAGCGCCGGCAGGGATGCACTGCCGCCGCTGATCGTCGCGCCGGCCGTGGTCGTGTAGGTAACGGTCGAACCCGCCAGGCCGAACACCAGGTCGCTCGGCACGGCATCGCCATTCGTTCCGGTCACCACGATATTGCCGCTGGCGGTCGCCGCCTGCACCCGCGGCACGTTCCACATTTTGGCAAAGCGCGGCAGATTATCTATCGCCGTATCCGGCATCATTTCCCGCGCCTGGTCGGCCTGGAAATAATATAAATCCTGCATCGCCAATTCCGTGACGCGCGTGTTCGTCGTCGCTACGGTGTTCGGGCTGCGCGCATCGATGCCTTCGATCGCCTGCTCGTAAACTGCCGCGCCACGGCTGCTGATCTCCCCAGGTGCGGGTACCGGCCAAGGCATCAGCTAAACGCCCGCTGCAGCTGCACCATGGTTTTCCCCGCCAGCACCTTAAAGCCCAGCATCTGCCGCGCCACCCAGCGCACGGTTATCTGCACCGCCAGATTGCGCTTGCTCTCAAGCCACGCGCAGGCTTCCGCCAGATAATTCTCCGCGGCCTGCCGCGTCTCCTCATCCTCCAGCGCCCGCCCCAGCAGATACATCCGGCTGCCCGTCAGCTGCCCATTCGGGTCCAGCGCGTCGCCGGGATAGCCGCCTCTCGCGGTAAAGCTGTTCGGATTTGCCCAATCATCCACGGGCCACGGCAAAACATCGTCGGCATTTGCTCGGCGGTTGACGCAAATGCTCATCAGCATCGCGCTCGCCGGGGTGGCATCCAAGGCGAAATCAGTCCCGTTGAAGACGACGTCGCAACCTCGCCTCACCGGATCATATGCCAGGGCAATATCTACCATGGCGATAGTATGCGGGCTGGCGGAAGCGCCTACACGCTAGACAGGTCTAGCATCCTACTCGGAATCCAGCGGTGTCGGCGGCGTGCTCGACGGCGGGTGACCATGTGCATTGTAATGGCCGCGCAATCTGTCGAGCGAGCCATGAGCATCAGACACATTACCGCTAACTGTCAAATCGCCGGTGATCTCCACGTTGCCAATGACCGCGCACCCAAGCGGTGCGTTGATCGTCACGTTTTTGCTGTGAATATTCACCTGCGCGCCGCCCCAGATATCCACGATGCCGCCAACCCGGATATGCACCCGCGATCCATCGGCGCCATACACAACCGTTTCACCCGCGCTCTTCGCGCCGAACCGCGCCCACGCGTTCCCGAGCGGCAACAGGACCAAGTTGCCGGGGTCTCCGCCAATTTCGATCACCGTCGCAATGATCCCATCCGGCGGCGGCACTGACGAAAAACCGAACGGCTCTACCACCTCTACATCCGCGCGGCCCGCGCCATCGGCGGTTTTTACATTGGCCGTCTGTGCCTGGCCCGTATCGTCGACGCTGGCCACAATACCAAACCCGATCGCATTGCGGATATTTCCCAGCATCCCAGCCAGCATGCTTTTCATCAGCCGTTTCTCGTCGGGCCAAAGCTCTTCGGCTTGCGCGCGATGATGTAGCGCGAATCATCCGCCGGCTCGTTGATGCGGTCGAATGCCGTGCGCCCCGCCAGCTCGAGCTGTGTGAATTCGCCCGTCTCGTCATAGTGATAGGTCAGGCCGGAGATCAGCATATCCTTGTCGATCGCCTCGTACGGATCTGTCACCCGGCTCAGCGCATTCGGCAGCCACAGCGCATTATCCGGCCCGGCCCGCCAGTCCAGCACCTTATAGCTCAGCGTCTCGCCCATCCCCTTGGCGATGCGCAAACCCCATTCGGCCTGCTGCTGCACCGTCGCCGCACCGCTCTGCGTTTTCACCATCCGCACGCTCGGCCGGTAGCGCGTGATCTCGGGGTCGATCGCATGGCCCGTCATGATGGCGCTCACACTCTCCGTTTTCGTCGCCGTGGTCGACGTCTCGATCGGAAAGCTCAAGCCGCTGGTCGGGTCCGTCGCCTGTGTCATCAGCGGCACCTGATGCTTGCGCGCCACGCTCCGGTTGGTCTGTCCTTTCACGTAATAACCCGAATAGCGCTGCGCCCAGCTCGACTTGCCGCCGCCGCGCTGGATATTGCCCGGCCGGATCAACGGCGCCGGCGCTCGCGTGTTCCCGCCGCGCGTCAGCAGCAGGCCGCCAACCCCGTCGGAGACCACCAGCAACGCCTGCTGCCTCGCCGCTTTCTCGATCGCGGATAGCGCGACCTCATCCGCATCGATCCCGAACAGCGGAAACGTCCCGCCGACATCAACATCGGCCGCCGCAGTAATGCCGAACGGTTTGCAAATGGTCTGCGCGATCTGCAGCACGTTTAAATTCCGCCACTCCACCGGCCCGTTGGGGGAAGCCGCGGAGTCGACCAGGTCGCCGGTCTTATCGCGGCCGGTGATGGTGCAGCTCAGCTGATCGCCCTCCCAATCGGTGTCGACCTCGTCGATAAAGCCGTTCAGCACCATGGTGCCGTCGATCGCGACCGTGCAGGCCTGTCCGGCCAGTATTCGGGGAAAGCGCGGCATCGGATCGAGGTCGGGTGCAAACGCCAGCGCCTCGCGCCCCGAATCGCGGTACTGCACGGTGAAGCTGCCGGCGATATCCCGCAAATTCCGGCCGCACTGCACCGATGTCCAGCGCGACAGCACAAGCCCGGCGACGGTCAACGTAAGGCGCCTGGTCGTCGGCGGCGCGAACAACCCGCTCATTGCAGCACTTCCAGCGGACCCGGGGGCACCATCGCCGGGTGAAAGATTTTATTCCGCGCGATGATATCCTGGTACGTCGCCAGCACCGCGCTCGCATCGTCGCCGGAGATATATTGCGCGATCAGCCAGGCCGGCATGGTGCGGGGTATGTTGATCGTCACCACCGCCGGCAGCCGCCCGATCAGCGCGTTCATATCCGCGGCCAAGGCCGCCTTCAGTCCCACCAGGTCGCGCCACACCGGCGCGGCATTCGCCGGATCGGTCTGCGCCGCGATCCCGGCGGTGACAATACCAGCGTCGATCGCCGCATACAGCACCGTCGCCTGCGCCGTGGCGTCCTGCTGGCTGGCATAGTTGATGCTGGCGGCCGCCTGCACCGCCGCCGCCAGCAGGGCCGCCTGCAGGGCTGCGCTAAGGGCCGGGCCGGGCGATGGGTTGCCGGCCGTCGCCACCACGCCAGGCACCGCCGCCAGCAGCGTATTCACGGTATCCAGCGGGTCGGCGGCCGCCGCTGCCGCCACAGCGCCCCCAGGCGCCACGGCAGACGGCACAAGCGGGGTCGCCGCGGCCGCGATCGCCGCCGGCACCGCGACCAGCTGCGCCGCCGTCGTGCTCGCCCATTCCGCACCGATCGCCGTCACCGGCGCCGCCAGCGCCGCGATCGCCGCGGCCGCACTTCCGCTGATGATGCTGCTGGATGAAGTGGTGCTGATCGCTGCGGTAAAAATGGTTTCAAGGCCGGTCAGCCAGTTCTGCACATAGCCGAAGGCGCCCAGCTGGCTCACCGTTGGGCTCATCGCATTCGCCAGCCAGTTCTGCGCATCGGCGGTCAGCGCATCCAGGCTCACTTCCAGCTTGCTCAGCGTATCCAGCCCGGGCTGCGCGCTCGGATTGAACGGATAAAGCTGCATCTCGAACCGCGCCACGCCCAGCTCGCTCGCCGTCAGGCTCAGCTTCGCCCGCTGTCCCGGCACGAAAACCACCTGCAGCGAGCCCAGCCAGGGATGCACCAAGGTGTACGGTCCTGGGGATCTGCAAATGCTGCGCAAGCTTACCATCTGCGCGATGTAATCATCGCCCACCAGCAAGCCGCGCAAACTTATCGGCCCGTCATCGGCCCCCAGATCCTGGAAGCCAGCGTCATCGATGCCGGGAAACAGAAAACGCTGCACGCGCCGCCCGGTTTCCTGGGAGGTGTCGATCACATAAAACGGCATCCCGCCGAACGTGGCCGTCAGCAGCGTGTTATAAAGCCCGATGATGTCCATCAGTGAGCGCCGAGCACCTGGCCGTGGTTCACCCGCACGCTGGTCCCCGCCGGCACATTCTTCGGCGTCACGGACACGCCGCCGGCATGGGAGACAATCACGTGCAGCTCCATGGGACGAGTGTTCGGATGCATCGCACCCAAACCTGGCGCCGCTCCCTGTGGCGCGCCGGGCATCAGGAAACTGGGGTTCGCCACAGCATCAACCGGCTGCGCAATCACGTAATCGAACATCTTGCCAAGGTTCCGGCTAAGCTCGGAAACCGTTTCGCCGAACGTGTTCAGATCAGCCGATGCGCGCATCTGCGACGTATGAAAATCATCATCCAGCGTGCTTTGATTGATGCCTTTCAGGGTATTGAAATTATCCTGAAACCCTGGTTCGTACTGGCCGTCTGGGCCGGCCCCGCCGTTCCAATATTGCATCAAGGCGCGAACCGCATCGCCGCCTTGCTGATTGGTGAAATAGTCCGAAATTACCGCGTTCCGGTCCGTCGGTGTCATGTTCTTGGTGGCATTATGAACATAATCCAGCACCGTCTGGATCGGGTCTTTCCCCTCCGCCATCGCGCTGTCCTGCATGCCCCACAGATCCGCGTCCTCGATGTGGTATTTCGAGAATATCGCACGCATCTCCGGCAGCATCATCCGGCTGCGCTGCAGAAAGCTTCGCTCCGCATGCTGCGTTCCGATGTAATGGATGAAGTCGGTATAATCCGTGGCAGCCTCGCTGGGGATCGAGACGTTCTTGATGATCGATTCAAGTGCGGCGAAGGTGTAGTCGGCCGCATCCGGCCCGGATACGCCGGCGGCCGACAGCGCACCGCCGATCTGCGGCAAAAACGCGCCGAAACTCTCGGCCCCGAAATGCCCCATTTTTGTCGCGTAGCCCAACTGGCCAAGCACTTCGCCCATTTGGTCAGGGGAGATTTTGTAGCTCTCGTTCAGCGCCATGACCGCGCCCTGCAGATCGCTGACATCAATGCCGTGCGCGCTGGACGCCTCTGCCAGTCCTGGCATCAAAGCATCGACCTCGCCAGGCTTCATACCCGTTGTAATCAAATAGCTATACGCGCTCGCAAGGTCATCGCTCTTCTGATTATATTTCAGCGCGATCGCATCGAGCATATCGGCGACGCGATCCACCTCGGCGAATGCCGCATCGCCTTTAAGGTGCTCGGCCTGTGCGGCGGTCACGAGCTTCTGCTGAAACTCGGAATAGGATTTGAAAGACTCATAGCCGCTGCCGATCGCCAGCAGCTCCAGCATGGAATTACCGTCGGCTAGATTTTCGGTCTCTGCTGGTTTTTTGGGTTTGTCCGGATCGTTAATTCCCGAACCACCACCACCACCACCACCGCCGGCAGCCGCCGCTGCATCCGCATCCGCCAACGCCGTCTGAAGCTCTTTTACCTTGGCGATATCGGCATCGATCGCAGCATCGATGCTGGCAACCGAAGCCTTCACCGAACTATCCAGCGCGTCCGCCGCGGCCTCGAACTCACCCGCCAGCGCCGGGTTCACCTGCATCTCCATCAGCGACGCGCAAAGCTCGCCCACCACATCGGTGACGCCGCCGGCGGCTTCCTGCAGTTCCGTGAACTCCTGCTTAACCGCGTCCACGCCGGCATTCAGCTCATTGCGCAGGGTCAGCGTCAGTTCGGCGACCAGATCATCCGCCACCTCACCCTCCTCGCTTGATGTCGTTTAAATCCGCGGCCGCCTGGTTCCAGAAGCGAACCTCATCGATGGTCAGCTGCTCAACCTCCGCCTTGGCCCAGCCGTAAAACCGCGCCAGGCCGGCCAAGGCTACGGGCCAGTTCGCCGGCCAGGCGTGGTAAAAAAACGGTACACGATCAGCACGGCCGCGATATCCGCGGCGTCCATCCGCTCTTCCAGCAGCCGGGCTTTGCCCAGGCTTACGCCGGCGGTCACGGCGATAACCTGCGCCCGAAAATCCTCCGGCGCCGCCTCGCGAATAATCTTCAGCCCTTTGCCGTTCAGCCGCTTCAAATGCAGGGATTTATGCGTCTCGGTGGTAATTTTCTCATCCGCCGACTTGAACTGCAGATGCACCGGGTAGTCGAAATGCAGCACATAGCTGCCATCGCCGAACGGCTTAGCGTTAACCGGAAAATCCGCCGGCAGCACATCAACCCGCCGCGGCGCGTCTTCCTCCAGCACCGGCAACGCCGGCGCCGGAACCTCGTTCAGCTCGGGATACCCGATCGTCTCAGCGACCGGCTTCCCAATCCCCAGCACCTCCAACCGGCTCACTTGATCACCTCACTCGCCGGCGGCCCGCTCCACTCCGCCGAAACGTTATTCCCCGCGCCGCCCTTCACCGTCCGGTCTTTCGTGAAGCTCGCCGAGTCGATCACGTAGGTCTGCCCAGAATCGCAGATCACCTGCAGCTCACTGCCGTTCAGGGCATTCAGGGCATTCAGCGACATCCCCTTCGTGAGCGGGAAGCTTGCCTTCACCATCGAAGGCGAGAAGGATTGCGCGATGGTGATCGTCGCCCCCGCCACCACCGGCGTATTGAGGTAGCCGCCCGGCGAAAAGCTGCTCGATTTCGGGTCGACATTGATCTTCGTCCCGCCCCAGAGCAGGCTCAAAATACCAAGGGATTGTGACTGGCTCATGGCCTACCTTCAGTTGTTCGAAATGAATTCAAGCGATCCAGCCAGCACCATCAGATTGCCCATGACATCGATTTGCTGGCGCGAGTTGCACCGATCATCGTCATTCGGATCGATGGCAAATACGCTTTGCGCGGCCGTCACGGCGGAATTCTGAATCCACCCATTCTTCTCGTACAGGGCGCTTCGCGATGTCCAGCTCGCCTTCAGCATCCCCGGCGTAACCGCATCCGGATCATACTGGGCCGCCAGCGTGCCATCATTCGTCAGATCATTCCGCGGATAGACCTGGTCGATATAATCGTTCCAGTCCCACCGCACCCGCGTCGGCACTTTTGCATCCTTCAGGTCGAACCAGCTATTATTAGGAATATTGCCGGGGTCCATCCGGTAGGTGGTAACCACGCGCTGCAGATACACCGTCCCGGTGCTATCAGTGTAGTAAGTTGAAAGTCCCGCTTCTAGTAGTGGGTTTTGCTCTGTCGGGGAGAATATATCCGCCGAAGCCGGCGCCACAATCCCCGGCAACGGCACGGTCTTCATTTGCCGGCTCGGCTTCTGCACCGTCGAATAGCAGCAGGCCCCCGCCATCGAGGCCGCAATTTCCCAGGGCGGCGACAGCGAATTCTGGATCGGCAGAACCGACAGAAACTTGCAGTTCGGCGCAAAGCTCAGCGCTGTGCCATAGCTCGCCCGCAGGCCCACATAGCCATGCGCATCCAGCTTCACCATCGCGCCGTAGCGCGCATTCAGCCAGGCCGTGAACACGCCGATATTGGTGGTATCCGTCCAGGCAAACGCCACATCGGTGTACCAGGTGCTGATGCCGGCCAAAGCCGCGGCGATCGCCGCGGATGGGTCCGTCGCGCCCCCGCTCATCGGCGTCACGGTAATGGTCAACCCCGGCGGCGTAGTATCGCCGCTCTGCGCGTTGATCCGCACATCGATCTGGTTACCCAGCGTCCCGCCATGCGCCGCATTCAGCGCAATTGTGCTGGCGCCCGTCGTATAGGTCGCCGTCAGGCTCGGCAGCGGCACATAAACCCCGGTGCCCTGCTGCGCGATGGCGGCATAGGCATTCGCCGCGAACATTGCGGCCGTATCGTTGGCATTCACCGGCACTTGCACTCGCACGCCGCCCAGATAAATCGGCTGCGTCCCCGCCGCCGTCGCCGTGCCCGCCGCCGCGATCGCCCCGGCCGCTTTGACTGACCCGGAGGCATCCGCGATCCCGATCGCATCCACCGGCGTGTAAGGATTCGCCTTCAGCCAGCGAATACCCATTTTCGCCAAAATCGAACCGGCCCCGAAAAGGGAATTAATCTGCGCGTTAGAATAAAGCGGATAAGCAACGCCCGGCGTGGCCGTACCGGCTGGCAGCATCTGGCCCATGATCAACCCGCGCGCCGGAAACGGCATCAACGCATTGCCGCTGATCGCGGCTTTGACCTCCATGTATTCGCCCGGAACTTTCCAGGTGTACGGGATCTCCGCGAAGCTGATAATGGTCGGATCAGGCGCGGCTGTGGTTCCAGACATGGCTTAGCCTTTCCCTTTCTGCGCCGGCGCGGTCTCGACCGCCTTCTCCGCCGGCGCCGTCGTCAATGTCACCGGCGGCTCATCCGCGGGCGCCGTGCCGACCACCAAATCGCCGGACGTAATCAGCCGCTCGATGCTAAAGCTTCGCTCCAGCAGCTTGCCGCCCTTTGGCACATGCCCGCCGCCAGGCAACGGCAACGGCACCTTCACGCCCGCGCCCGGCACCACAAACACTTTTTCAAACATTCGGATTTTCCCAATCGGAGCTATAAATATCCTGGCTGCCATTCGGCACCGGCACGTTCCAGATGGTGTTCAGCTCTTCGAACAAACCATCGCCTGGCTTGGCGATCGCGTCGCTCAATTTAATCGTCAGCGGCACCCGCAAATCCAGTCCCAGCACCGCGCTGTCATCAGACCACGCGTCGGAAATGGCGTTGCTCATTTTAGCCACGGAAACTGCGCCGGTGGCGGCATTGAAGCCTTGCAGGATGGCCGTGGCAACAAAGCCCATTTTCAAAACGCCGATGCCCTGCGCATCGCCAAAGAAAAGCGTCTTCGGCGTCCCAGCCGCCTGCCGAACGGCAAGCAGCAGCATCCAGCTCGCGATGCCATTGAACACGGGATTGTCGGCAACCGGCGACACGCCCACGAACCCAAGGCCCAGAAACGGCTGGTTGCCCTGCACCAAACTCGCCCAGGCCTTCCGATCGCCGCCCGGATTCGGCGGCAGATATTTGAACTGAAACAGGCTGGGCGGAAACACCGTCTGCAGCCGGGCCGCGATCGCCTTGCCCTGCGCGGAGATCAGGTCGAAGTCCAGCATCGCAACCGGCGTTTGCGGAACCGTGGTCATGGGTAGCCACCGCCCCAATATTCATCCGTGATGCAGCCAGTGCCGAAGCTGCCAAAAACCTGCGGCCGCGTCTGCATGGTGGCGAAACTCTCGTCACCAGGCGCCACCTCTTTCAGATCGAGCACCACGGTGCCGGCGGCAATCTTGCCCAGCCACGCAATCACCGTGTCGCGGTCCTTCTGCACCTGCTCGGAGGCCTGGCGCTCCCCGCCGGTCGAAACGTCGTATCGCGCCATATAGCAGCACGCGCGGTTTATCTCCGGCGGCGGCACGTCCAGCGGCACTTTATACCGGTTGCGCAAATACGTATCGATAATGGCGCTGGCATCGCTCAGCGCCGCCTCGATCTTCGCCGGCACGATCGCGACAGCCTCGGCGCCATCCGGCGTGGTGGCGCGGATCATCTCCGCCTCGCCAAACCGCATCACCATGTCGCCGATCGTCGCGTAGGCCATGGCGCTTAAGCCTTCTCCGCGCCGGTCTTGGCCTTCGCCTTCTCGACGCCGGCGACGAATGCATCCACGCCATCCGCGTCCAGCACGTCGCCGATCACGATGGTCAGCACCGGGTCGGCGGCGATTTCCTTCAACTGCCCCGCATCGAAGCGGTCCAGCGGAAACGCCATTGCGCCGGAAAACAATCCGCCCGCCCGCCGGCGGCCTGGAACAGTGGAGGTGATGATGAGAGATTTTGCCATGATACCCTTGATCAAATTGCCGGTGGCTCGTTACCGCCGGGCATGCCCGGCGACGTAGTTTCGGTTCAGAAAGATGCGGCCTGGCGTTAGTTAAGCCAGGGGTTCTCGACCGCCTTGGAAAGACCCTGGAAGGTATTCGGCGTCAGCGCCGATGCCAGCGGGTCAAACTGGTTTTCACAATAGGCGCGGGCGACCGGGTAAAGCGCGGTAGGCACCATCAGCGTCGTCGGCTTGATCCCCATCGGCGCCCCATCCGGCCGCCGCCAGTTCGCCATCGTAACCCGCGCGGCTTCCAAATTGGCCAGGTTCAGCTGGGCATCGGATCGGAACGCGAACTGCCACAAGCCATAGCCGGCATTGCACCGCCCGTCGGTGCCCCACTGAAACTCGTTGCGATCGAAAACGGAAGGATCGGTCAGGCTCAACCGAGGGGTCAGCACAAACGGGCGCCGTCTCTGGAAGATGAACGGCCGCAACACCTGGCTGGTGTCAATCAAATACCAGCTCGGAGAACTTCCGGCCTGGTAGTTCGGCTGCGTGGTCACGCCGCCGCTTGCCGTGAAGTTCGGGTGCGCCGCGTCGAAGAAGTTCTGGTTATCGATGCCGATCGTGGATGTGCCGTTTTTCATGAGGCTGGCGATCAACAGATCCGGCAAGCGCCCCGCGGTCTGCCCCATCTGGGCAGCGGCGGTGGACTTGCCCCGCTTTAGTGGAGAGGCATTAGCTCATTTACCGGCCTGTTTTCGAATTGAATTGGGCTGGTGAAGTTGAGGGCGGAGTGGCGCCGGATGGGGTTGTAGAAGCCGTCGATATATC